TTTTTCTTTTCCGCCATTGCCCGGGGGGGGGAACCCCCCCCGCCGCAGACAACCGTTCGGGACTACTCCATGGCCGCCAACGAGAGCGGCAATGTCTGTTTCACGCCCTTGTCGTCCTTGTAGGAGACGGAAATGAACTGACAGGTATCGACGGGCCGGTAGGCGTTCTGGATGATGTCGGTGGCCTCAATTAGTTGCGGGTAGCCTGATTTGCGGGCGATTTCGCGCAGTTGCAGTACGCGGCTGGCCTTCAGATTTCCCTTGCGATCCTTCGCCAGCAGATTCATGACCATCTCGGTCAAAGCCGCCGAATCCTCGTCTTTGGCCAGCGATTTGATGAACGTTTTGACCTTATCGACCCCGACATTCACCGTATCGTCCCAGCCGTCGTTGGTGCGATAACCGAGCGCCACCGTGATCTTGCCATCGGAGGTCGTGAATTGATTGCTGTGTCGGTCCGATTTGGTTCGGAACAACTCATCCTTGAGCGCGATCAGCGTTTCGGCATCGCCGAAAACCTCCTCTTTCAGCCGGCGCATCTCCTCGCTCAACGCCTGCAACCGGCTAAACTTGTTGCGGCAGAACTCATCCACCGACGACTTGTATGCGGCAATACTCTCTTCGCGTTTCTGTTTCTCGGCACGCTCCTCGGCCTCAAGCTGCGCCTTCAGTTCGGCGCGTTGTGCTGCTGTCATTTTCGTAATATCCATACAATTTATAATTGCATTATCTTCTCTTTCCTTTTAACTCCGCAACGCGGAGGAGGATGTGACTTCTCATCGCTTCATTGACAAATTTTAATGCTCCGAAATAGCCCTTACACTCGGCAAGCATTAAAATCATATCATCCGGAAACTCTTTGCGTGCTTCCCGTCGCAGTCGTTTCAGTAGGCGTGTTTTCATAGATATTCTTGGTTAGTTACTTGGTTAGTTACTTGGTTAGTTAAAATGCACAAAGCATCTTACTCGTTTTCGAGAATCGGCCGCCAGCCGATGACCATATCGTCATCTAAAGATCCATTGTTCTCGTGCCAATGATGATTCCGGCCCCCATTTGCTTTGTAAAAGGCAATGCAGTATTCACGGCATAATGTTGTTTTAACTAAAACATCTCGATTATCATTTGGCAGCTCCACCTTCGGGTCACGCCAGCGGGTCAATTCATCGCGCTCGGATTGTGCGCCGGCGGAAAAGCCATCCATAAAGCATGTTGAGTACAATTCTCCCTCTCTGTATTCATAGTCAGACCATGCAGCATTTGCCCTCTCTTCAATTGGTTTCATAATTATTTCGATATTTTGCGAGAATCCTGCTGTTTCACCACTTCGTATTCGTTTATCGTTTCAAAAATCCGCAATGCCACCTGCGGGACTATGGCGTTTCCGCAGGCTTTGACGGCTTCCCGGCGCCACCGAGGAAAGGCGATACCAGCCAATTCCCCGGGAAACCCATCATCTCCGCCACATACAGGGGGTTGAGTCGGGAACCCGTTCCAGTCCGGTATTCGTCGCTTTGCATCGCTGTTTTGGGTAGTCCGTTGCGTATGCCCTGACTGGCAGGAAGCGTTACATTCTTCGCATCGTTGGCGGTCGGAGTAGGCAACAATCCCATTTTCGACGCCATTGCCAGCGTCGGACGTTCCGACGCATTCGGGGAGAGGCTTTTGTTCATTCGGCCGCTTCCTGCGTCTATCGCCGTCGGGGTGGGCAACAGGCTCAACGGCATAAAAACCATCTTCCCGTTCACGCATCGCTTCAGCCCCTGCGTCTGTACGGTGGGCAACAAACCAACATCTGTCCCGACGGTGGGGAGCGCCGACACCGCAAGCCGGAATAATGTACGGCTGCACCTCGTATCCTGCCGCCTCCAGGTCAGCGCACACCTGTTCGAAGACCAACCCTTCCGACCAATTAACGATTCCGTAAACGTTCTCGCCCACGACCCAGCGGGGTCGAACAGTCCGAATAACGTCGAGCATCGCGGGCCACAGGTAGCGATCGTCTTCTGTGCCTCGCCACTTTCCTGCGAGCGAGAACGGCTGGCACGGGAATCCACCGGTAAGCACGTCGATACGGTCTTTCCAAATGGTAAAATCTGCTGTTCGTATGTCTTCGTATTGCTTTGCATTGGGAAAGTGGTATTTGAGTATGGTTCGGCAAAAAGGATCGATCTCGCAGTTGAAAGCGTTCGTCCAGCCAGCCCACTCGGCGGCGAGGTCGAACCCTCCGATCCCACTGAATAGTGATGCGTGGGTCATAAGAGATCATCGGTTATCCCCGTTTCCGTCGATCACGCCGCGCTCGCGGCGGCTGGCGAGTTTGTCGAGGTTCTGCTGCATGACCTCTTCGAGCGTGAAGCCGAAGCAATCGGCAATGCCCGCGATAAACCACGCACAATCCCCGACCTCTTTCATCAGCTCGGATTTGTAACCCTCCACCTCTTGCAGATCACCCGTATTGAAGACCAAATGATCCATATCCAGCCGGCACACTCCCTTTCGGCGCCATTTGGCGATCTTGTCGGCGATTTCGCCCACCTCGGCCATCAGGCCGAAAAGCATATAGGTCGCATTCTCGCAACTCGGCAGCCGCGTACTCATCGCGCGTGTCTGATATTCGTTCGCCCGCATAGTTATTTCGAATTTTTCCTGTTAAACTTCCTCTCAACCAGATCGCATAAATCCAGGTACATCGCATCGGCATTCTTCTCTTTCACTCTCTCCCGGAACCCCGCTATATTCGACAGCCAGCAGCCGCAACGGACATAAATGCCGTCTTGCAGGTTGAAAAAGTAAACCTTGCTGCCAATCCGGGAGCCGAACCCCACAAAAGCCAGGAAAGGATAATCGCCGATATATTCGCCTTTATCTTCGAAGGAGCACCACTCGCCGAAAGAGCAACACTCGCCGAAAGAGCAACACGCGCCGAAAGAGCACTGCTTGCCGAAGGAGCAGCCCTTGCCGAAAGAGCACCACTCGCCGAAGGAGCACCACTCGCCGAAGGAGCACCACTCGCCGAATATTTGTATATCACTGTAATCCCCCGAGGGGCATTGTTTGATTCCGTCGATCACCTCGAAGGCATCGAAATCCGCTTGTGTGTATTTTTTCATTTTCTTTAGTCCGTTAAATTCAATTCGATGATTCCGTCTATTTTACAATCCTCGATCCCGATACACTCCAACAGAGCCGGGATGCGTACAAGAGGTTTGGCCGGGTTGAAGTCGTAGCGGCCCGAAATCCGACCGTTGAGAGAGCTGATGATCCTACACAGCGACAGCACGATGTTGTAAGACCTTTGAGGAGCCTCCAACAGGATACAGCCGCTGATGGTCCGATACGCCTCGTCCGTCTTGTCGTTGTACTGCCGGGCGGCCCGGTCGTCGATCTTGCGAAGCATCGACCACGCGATGCCGTGAGCCTGCGTGACCAAAGTCTGGGCCTGCGTATAGCGGCGTTTGGTTTCATGGTGGAACAAGCCGGATGCCGTGAGTTCGGACTCAAGGTCGAGCATCGCGTAGTTCAGGCAGCCGACCAGCGTAAGCATCCGCACCGCGAGCGGCACGTACCGCTCGTCTTCCGGACGAGGACCCCGCGTAAGCAAGCGAGTGTTCATCCATGCCGTATGTTTAATCAGCATTGCCTGGCGGTAAGGAAGGTTGGTCATAATTTGACAACGATTGAGGTTCCGATTTGACGATCTGTTATTTTCCCTTATTCATTGTAGATTTCACGCGGATAGATGCTTAAATCGGAGATATGTATTCCGTTATCTTTTTCGAACTGCATCAGCAAGCAGGATATTTGGTCTTCAAGATGTTCCTTGGCATCTTTGACTTCAGATATCGTTTTAATTACAGGTTTCATGGTTAGCTCGGCAATTGGTTGGTTTTAACAATGACGGGAAGCATTGTTCTGCGGGGCCGGGAATATCCTTTTCGTCCCATCGCTTCGAGTTTTGAGACCATCACCCTGAGTTCTGCGAGCGAAAGCCGGGCGAACTCCTTTCTGGCAATTCGATTGCTCAAACAGAAGGCATCGACCACATCCCAATCCGAGGTGTCGACTCCGAGACGTTGCATCCGGTGCAATACCGCAGAGCGGAGCCGCTTCTGTTCACGACGAAACTCTTCGGTACTTAAACCCGGATGTTCGATCTCTGCCTCCATAGCTCTGCACATCGCCTCATACTCGTCTTTCTGCATCTCCCGGAGAGAGGTAGTACGCCCCTTTGTAAATTGTAGGATGAGCGTTTCTTTGATCTGCTCCCGATCGCCTTGCATCTGCCGCAAAAGCGCATAAAACCGGGCATAACTGGTCGGCTTGTTTTTCATGGTATGACGTGTTTTACAAAGTTCTTTCTACTGTCTTTACAAGTGGCGATTCTGCCGTGAAGATCCGCATTCGACGTTGTCGTGCAATCAGATACTCAAGGGTGGCCCCTTCACTTCTTGGCCAGCCGGGCAGCATATAGATTGCCTGGCAACGCAACAGCATGGCGATGTCTCGTCCCATGTGGTCTTCCCAAGCGGCATCGGCCGGAAGACCGTTATTCATCGGATTTATCGGCAAAAAACCGAATCTTCGCAATTTTATTTCAGCCTGCTCGAACTCTTCCCTGACCTGTGCCAACGGACGGCCCGATATGCGACCGCTGATGTATATCTTCATTATTTTACGTTCTTTGAAAATGGTTTCGGTTTGTTGGGGTCTCCCCAGTATTCCTCGGCTTTTTCGCGCCAGATCGTATATTCTCCCGTTGGCCCAAAGAAGCGTCCGTTCGTAAAGGCTTTGTATCCCTCGACCCATATCTTCAGCCCGGCATCGTACATTACCGACCGCGCGGCCCGGCCTGCCGGTTGTTTTCCGTCGGCATGGCTGACGAAGACGAGCATCTTGTCCAGATGCCGTTCCTTGAATGCGATGTACTGACGGTAGTCAAGTTGCGTGTACTGGAATGAATCGATGATGACGAAGTCCGGAGACTTGCGCTTCGACAGCCGTTCGTCGAGATCTGCAATGGATTCTCCGGCTACCACCTGGAACCGGCGGCCGCAGTCCTGCATGGCATGACGCCGCAGCGCGTTCAGGAACGAAACGGAGAGACCCTCCTCGAGTGAATTGTAAAGAACGCGACCAAAGCGGGCCAGCTCCTTGCCGAACGATAGAACGGCGGAGGTTTTCCCGTTACCGGACTTGCCCCAGAAAAAGACGACCCCGGTACGGTCGATTTCGCCCACGCAATTGCCCCATCCTCCTTCGAGACGGAGCGTGGACCGACGGATCGACAAGGCCTGTGATACGGAGAGTGATTTACCCATGATCGGATGGTATTTGAAAAGTGTTTGAACAGATTATTTCGAGGCGATGGCGGCCAATCGTTTCTGTTTGTGAATCTCGCGGCGGACACGGCGCAGGTCGAAGTCGCATGTGGCGGCATCCTTCACAACCGTTTTGACAACACGCTCGTCCGTCAGACCGTTTGCCCGGGCGATGGCGGCAACCTCGTAGGAGGTGGCCGGGGTCAGTTCCACGAACTTGCGACAGATACGCGAATGGATCTCATCATAGCCTTTCTTATTGTACGACAACCCGATCTCCATGCGCCGCTTGATATAGCGAGTCGATACGAAGATGATTCCGCAATAGTTCTCCAGTCGGTTGTAGATAGTGATGAAGTAGTAAAAGATCGAATCTGCCAGCTTATCCCCTTCGTCGAATACGAGTAACGGTTTATCAAGCGTCAACAGATGACGTACGACCCGCTCGAGTGCCTCTTTAAGGCTCATGTCCGAAACATTCACTCCGACCGACCGGGCCATTTCACGGATGAAATCGCCGCGGTGCATGTCCTCCGAACAGGAAACCACGAAGACATTCTCATGGCGCGCGGCGAAGTCGCGGATGGTGGTTGTCTTACCCGCCCCGGCCGGAGCGACGGCCCAGGCGACGTTCTGGTATTCCTGGGCATCGGTCAGCAACATCGAAAGTTCCTGGTAGACCATTGTCGGCGAGAGTTGCCAGTCTTCGCCCCGCTGTCCGGCAATCTGGGCGCGGAGCTTGGTGAACATATCATCGCTGATCGTCTCATAGCGGCCGTTGAGAATCGTCGATAGCGTACCGGCCGAGATCCCGACCAAAGAGTTCGCCGCCTTGTTCTGGCTCGGATACCGGGCCACATAGTTTTGAAGGAGAAGACGGATCTCGTCTTTCTGTTCGTTAGTAAGTTTCATATCTTAAAGTTTGTTTAATAATGATACTTTATCGAAAGTCATGTTGCTTATCTGCTTCCCGACCTGGCCGATGGCAATCGGTTCGCAGGTTTCATCCGAAATCCCGCTCTCGGAGGTCATATCGCGGGCGTATCGATCCAGCAGCTGCTCCTGTGCCCGGCGCGACAGGCCCTGAAGCCGTGGTGTCCGCAAGCCGTGCTGTTCGGGGGCAACCCCATGGGCAATCTCCAGTTCGTATCCCTCCATCTGACGACGAACGCGTTCTTGTTTATTGGCTTCGAGCGTTTTACGCAGGAAGGCCTGCTCCTCGGGAGTTTGCTCCTGGATGGCGCGGTGAACGACCGCATAGGGGACGGCCGGAACTACCATCCGCAGGCCGCCGACGGTCGGCTTTGTGCAGAGCCATACGCGCGTCATGTCATCCGGATCGTAGCGGACGAAGAACTTGCGTGTGGTGTTCGAGCGGCGGAACTCCATGTCGGGATGCCCCTCGGCGTCGAGTACCTCGTAGCTGTACCGTTGTCCCTCGACCTGAATGGCGATGCCCGAAGAGGTGAACTCGCTCGGGCGCTCCGTAACACGCCAGAACATCTCCATATAGTCGTACTGCGAAAGGGCCGGGGCCTCGGGGTTCTGCGAGCGCAGGTACATCTCCCGGCGGCTCATCTTCGATTCGGGATGACGCAGGTCATTCCATCGCTGGCGGTATTCGGCATAGGCCGCACACAGCTCCTCGAATGTGTAGAGGTCGTCCGCGTTGGCTTCGACAAACTCGAGGTTCGGACGGGAATCACGACTCGTGGCCGTAATATTCTGCCCCGTAAACCGCCAGTCGCCATGCAGCACTTCGCGCTGGAACCGGCCGAAGATCGATTCGATGGTCTTGGCCTGCGGTCTGTGCGGTTCCGTCGTGCGGCTGATACGGCAGATCCGCGACATGAAACTCAGCGAATCGGTCGTTTTCTGTCCGCCCTGGTTGTCGGTAACGATCTCGAAGGGCTTGTGGCCGGCCGTTTCGATGGCCATGCGGAAGGCGCGGCGCTGCAATTCGGCATTCTCACGCTCGCCGATACAATAGCCGAGCATCATCTCGCTGTATGCGTCGATCACCTCATAGACCATGACCGTCTTCTTGACCGGTTTCCCATCCTTG